CATCAGGTGAATACCTTGGCGTAGTAGGTAACACGTTTACTTGTGCGTCACACGGTGACTTTTACCGTGGTGTCCTTGACACAGTGACAGAAGAACTGTCTGACCATGAGTTAGCAAATGCCAATACACATTGGCGTACTGCACGTAATGGTGCATGGGCTATGCTTGACATCACCCTGCCCAACATGAAGACTGTCATTGAGACAGACAAACACAGCACTGAGATTGGTAATCGTATCATATCATTACATGGTATTGACGGATCGTGCAGCAATCAGGTGTACTTTGGTGCCATTGATTTCTTTTGTACCAATGGAATGATTAGAGGGGAGTATGACAAAGTGCGTAAGAAAAACACATCTAACTTTACTATGGAAAGTTTCATCTATGAACTGACACGGGCACGTAAGGACTTCTACGAAGAAGCCAGCAAGATGCAAGTGTGGGCACAGACTGACCTCAAGTATGTAGATGTAAGCTCACTGCTTGACAGCATGATTGCATCTAAGCGTAAGTCTGAGAAGATGTACAGCTTGTACATGCAAGAGGCTTCACAACGTGGTCACAACAAGTGGGCACTGTATTCTGCCTTCACCAACTATGCCAGCTATGCTGATGAGCGCAATGGGTTCAACCTGCGTAACACTGGCAATGACACACAGGCTGTAAGCATGTGGTCACGTGAGCAAGAGGTATCTAAGTGGGTATCTGATGACAAGTTCATCACCTTGGAAGCGGCTTAATGCGTATGTCAAGTAATGATTGGTGGGAGTATCTCAAGTGGGCTTCTTCCCACCACCTTACGGAAACATTTCCAGATGCGGTTTTATCTGACTCAGAAACTGATGAGTATGAAATGCATGAGGAACGTTTAACATGGATAGATCTTCATGTTACAGAACGTAACGAAAACAGGGATAGAGATGATATTTTTGATGAGATACATGTGCTTGCTGTAAGCGCATATGAATTGGTAAAGGAAAAACTTAATGCCTAAACTACCACGCTATGTACAAGAACGAGCTTCACCCTCTGGGGTGATCTCATACCGCTTTAACCCGCCACAGAACCTTGTTGATGAGGGTGTGGTCAAACGTGAGGAATATGGTACAGACTTAAAACAAGTACGCAAGATTGTTCGTGATCACAATAAGGCGATTGATACGTGGCGTGAAGAACAATCACAGATTGTACGAATAAAGTCTAGCAGCAAGGTTACTGATCTCATTAACTATTACTATATGTCTAATGATTTCAATGCGTTACGTCATACAACTAAGGTTGACTACAGGTACTTTCTGACTGTGCTGCACCAGACTATGGGGTGGCGTAAGTATGAACACGTTACCTCTAAGGTTGCAAAGCAAGCATATGAAGAGTGGGTCAAACGTGGCATCAGTTTCGCTAATCATGCGGCAACATGTGCCAGTAGGGTGTACAACTACGCAATACAAATGGAGCATACCACGTACAATCCTTGGGCAAACATTAAGCGTAAGTCACCACAACAGCGTAAGGTAGTGTGGACACATGATGATGTTGTCAAGTTTCTTGACGTAGCATACAGTGACTTTGAGTATCGTAACATTGGCCTGATTGTTCAGATGGCATACGAGTGGTGCCAGCGACTAGGTGACATGCGTATGTTGACGTGGGATAACATTGACTTTCGTACTCAGAAGCTCACACTTGAGCAGAGTAAACGTAGGGCTGACGTAGAGCTACCAATATCAGAGGATCTATTGCACATGTTGAATGAACAGCGTACCGACTTTGGTTTTCAAGACTACGTTGCCCCACATCCTAGACCTACGGATGGTTCGTATAACCCCTATGCTATGGAGAGACTATCCAAAGTGGGTAGAAGGGTAATGCGTCTAGCTAAACTACCCGAAGAGTTACGTCTTATGGACTTACGTAGGACAGGTGTAACACAGATGGTGGATGCTGGTGTACCATTGCCCCAAGTTATGGCAGTGACAGGACACAATCATGTGTCTTCTGTGAAACCATATATGAAACATACTTACACAAGTGCAAATAGTGCCTTGACACAGAGAAACGTAAGTGTATCCTTGAGTGGAGCGAACAGCATAGAAAGTGATACAGCATGAATATGAATGATCTTATACGTGATTTAGAATTGTCTAATGGTCAAACTAAACGTATGACATGTCCATCATGTAATACTAAGAATACATTTACTATTACTAATAATATGGGTAAGATCATATGGAACTGTTACAAGGCTGGGTGCAGTGTGTCGGGTGGCACACGTACTCAACTGACTGCTGATGACATACGTAAGTCATTGGGTAGTGTTGCAGAAGAGACACATGTATCAACATTCTCAAAACCAGATTGGTTTGTACGTGATGATGCAAAGATCAGAGACTTCTGTGACCAGTGGGAGCTAGACCCACAAGATTTAGGCTTGTTGTATGACGTTAAGGAACATCGTGTGGTGTTCCCTGTTGTACACAATGGAGTTACAGTCGATGCCACAGGCAGATCACTGGGTAAACGTATACCTAAGTGGAAAAGATATGGTAAAAGTGACTTGCCATACGCTGCTGGACGTGGTAAAACGGCTGTAGTTGTTGAGGACTGCGTAAGTGCTGCTATTGTAGGTGATGGTGGTGTATATGTCGGGGTCGCAGTGTTGGGTACATCATTGTCCAATGGACACAAGAGGTACTTATCGCAGTTCTCAACAGCAATAATTGCGTTAGACCCCGATGCGTTACCCAAGACACTGCAGTTTGCAAGAGAACTACGTCAGTACGTGGACACTATCAAGATCCTGTACTTGCGTGACGATTTGAAATACCGTAACCCTACCGACTTTGAAAACCTTACAACACTAGGAGACTAACACATGGAATTATCATTGATACGTAGTCTGATGGACAAAGACTTCTATGACGAGCATCGTGGTGCACGTTGTCCAGACAGACTATTCAGTAAAGATGTACGCAAGATCAAGCAGTCTATTGACACTGCTATGGATCGCTATGAGCGTACAGTTACACCAGCAGAGATTGAGGCATTGTTCATGGCGAACAACCCTACTCTCACAACCGCACAGAAGACTGCCTACAGCCACCTGTTTGGGCAGGTAAGCAAGGAGCAGCCAATGGGCAGTGACGTAGCACAAGAGGTGCTGTCTAAGCTGTTCCAACAGGTAATCGGTGAAGACATTGCCAACCTTGGCTTTGATTATGTAAATGGTAGCAAGTCTACACTAGAGCCATTACGTCAGATGCTTGAGCAGTATGGAGATGACTTCACACCCAACCTACGTATTGATTGGGAAGACATTGACCTTGATACTATCCTTGCCATGACTGACCTTGAGTCACAGTGGACATTCAACATCCCTACGTTGACACGTAAAGTTGAGGGCATTAATGCCGGTCACTTGATTGAGGTAGGTGCACGTCCTAACACAGGCAAGACATCCTTTCATGCCTCACTTGTGGCTGGGCCTAACGGCTTTGCATGGCAGGGTGCCCGTGTTGTTGTGTTGTGTAACGAAGAAGGCTACCACCGTGTGGCTCATCGCTACATCACGGCAGCTACAGGCATGGACAAGTTTGAGATTGTTAAGAACAAACAGGAAGCCATGCGTGTCTTTGGTCAGATACGTGACAAGATCATGTTCAAGGATGCAACAGGACGTGACATGAACTGGGTGGAGTCTGTGTGCAAGTCATACAAACCTGACGTAGTTATCTTAGACATGGGCGACAAGTTTGCCCGTACCGCTGGCTTCTCACGTCCTGATGAGGCACTCAAGGCTAACGCCATACAAGCACGTCAGATTGCCAAGCAGCAAGAGTGTGCTGTGTTCTATATGTCTCAGCTATCTGCAGAGGCAGAAGGTAAGGTTGTACTCAACCAAGCCATGATGGAAGGCTCACGTACAGGTAAGGCAGCAGAAGCTGACCTTATGATTATGATCTCCAAGAACCCTACAGTTGAGGGTCAAGAGGAAGAAGACAACCAACGCCACATCAATGTGGTCAAAAACAAATTGTCTGGGTGGCACGGCATTGTTCACACAGATCTTGAATACAAGATAGCGAGGTACGTATCATGATGTATGAGGATACATTAGAGGCAGTGTGCACTACGTGTTCCACAAAGCTGACGATAGATAACTGGGCACAGTCTTGGCGTAACATTGGTAGAAAGCAATGCACCAGTTGTTCTAGAGATTACAACGTGTCCAGTAATCAAAATCGCATGTGGGTAAACGGTAAGTATATACCCCAATCACACCCCTTGTACAAGGCAGGTAGATATAAGTCCTTTGGTGACGCTGCATTTAGCTCCTTACAGAAAGACAAGCAGATCAGTGAGGGCTATGTGTACGCAATACAAAATACTGCATGGCCTGAGTGGGTGAAGATTGGTAAGGCTGTTGATGCAGAAGACAGGCTTAATGGATACCAGACAAGCTCACCCATGCGTGACTACACTCTGTTGTACTACAGATACTTTGATGATCGTAATACAGCAGAAAAGAAAGCGCATATCTTAGCTGCGACACAAACGACACACCCTTGGAACAAACATGACAACGGTGAATGGTTTAAGCTGACACAACAGCAAGCAATAGATATAATAAAGGAGATACAATGATACAAACATTTTACGTAGACCACATGGGTACAGACTTATCTGTAGCTAATGCAGCACGAGTAAGTTTTGGTAAGCGTAGTGAGATGGATACGAGTGACGTATGGGGGCCACCCAAGTTGAAAGACAAGGATGCCAAGCTCATACGTTACTTAGCCAAGCACAAGCACATCAGCCCATTTGGGCATTGCTTTGCCAGCTTCCACGTTAAGGCACCTGTGTTTGTTGCACGTCAGCTAGTCAAGCACAAGTTCCTACGTTGGAATGAAATCAGCCGTAGGTATGTAGACCATGAGCCTGAGTTCTATCAGCCTACAGAATGGCGTGGACGTAGTGCTGACAAGAAGCAGGGCAGTGAGGGTGTGGTTGACGTAGGTGATTGGGGCGATACAAACTGGGCCTGTCTTATTGCCTACAAGGATTTACTTAATCATGGTGTATGCCCTGAGCAAGCACGTATGGTACTGCCACAGTCTATGATGACTGAGTGGTACTGGTCAGGTAGCTTGGATGCATTTGCTGACATGTGTAATCTACGTTGTAAGCCTGACACACAGTACGAGACACAGGTTGTGGCTGGTCATATTGACACAGAGATGGCTAAGCTGTTCCCTGTATCATGGAAAGCATTAAGGGAGAATGAATGATGAGAGGTAACATTGACGGTGCAATCAAGGCGTCTGCTATTGTAGCTTTATTGATAGCTGCGCCACCCGTACTGATAGCTATGACATACGATGACTACCCAAAATATTGCAAGCTATCTATCCTGCTACCATGTGTAGGTGTAAGCAATGAATGAGATAAAAGTGACAGAGGTAGAAGAACACGAGGATGGCAGTGCTACACTACAAGTAGAGTGTGACCCTAAAACATTCGCAGCCATATTCAACGTAGGCTTTGTGACATTAGTAAAGAGGGGTCTGGAAGATGAGAAGTGGCAGACCTGCGTAAGTTGTGGTGGCCCAGCGCAGAACGATACCTGCGGATTTTGTTTAGAGGAAGAGTAGTATGATTAGACCTATGACACAAGAAGAAAGAGAACGTGCAACTGAGAGGAGCCTTAGTAATATGACTACATCAAAATCGATATGTGAGATACGCCTACACAATGCTATGATACGTAACAACTTGACACTAGAGGAGTGTATAAATGCCATAGATACATATGCAGAAGATAAAAAGTTTCACGAGCATCTTGACAGCCTGTACAATGTGGAACAAGATACATGGGATGATTGGCACGATGGAGATATAAAGTAGGAGACAATATGATACTGACCCTTGACGTAGAAAACACAGTAACTAAACGCAACGGCAAGATGCACCTTGATCCGTTTGAACCAGACAACACACTTGTAATGGTGGGCATGTTAGATGACAACGATAACGAAACTATTGTAACATTTGATCACGCAGAACATCAACCCACCACAGATGGGCGGCGTATTGTTCAGGATGCACTGGACTCTACCCGCCTGTTGGTTGCACATAATGCCCCTCACGATCTTGTATGGTTGTGGGAGTCAGGCTTTACTTATGACGGTGACATCTTTGATACCATGCTAGGCGAGTACGTACTGCAGCGTGGGCAGAAGGAAGCACTGTCACTTGAGGCATGTGCAGAACGCTATGAGCTTGACACTAAGAAGCAGGACACTCTCAAAGAATACTTCAAGCAAGGCTTGTCTACTCGTGACATACCGCATGACGAGTTGTCGGAGTACTTGTCACATGACTTACATGCTACGCAGCAATTGTTCAACCGTTTGCAGACGAAGTACGAGGAGTGCAGTTCACTGGAGCCAACGATCACTCTGACCAACCAACTTGCAATACACCTTGCACGTATCTATCAGCGTGGTTTTCAAGTGGACATGGATGCTTTGATGAAGGTGCGTGATGAGTTTGAGCAAGAACGTAATGTCCTTTCAATTGCACTAGAAGAACAGGTTGCAGATCTTATGGGTGACAGACCCATCAATCTTAACAGCCCAGAGCAGAAGTCATGGGTAATCTACAGCCGTAGACCACATGACAAGAAGGTGTGGGCAGATTTATTTGATGAACGTATGTCTGACACAGAGTACCGCAGTACAGTACGACTACACAGTGACAGGTTGTACAAGCAGAAGGCACACCAGTGCAAAGAGTGTTACGGAACAGGACAGGTAAGGAAGGTAAAGAAAGATGGTACTCCATTCGCTAGGACAAATAGATGCACTGCTTGTAACGCTGCTGGCTTTGTATATACTGATACCACTACTCTGGCAGGACTAAAGTTCTCACCACCTACAGCCAAATGGGTAAGCTCCAATGGCTTTGGTACAGATAAAGGTAACTTGCTGTACCTTGAGGGCATTGCCCGTTCCAAGGGCATGAAAGAGGCAGAGCTATTCCTACAGAACCTACGTAGATTGTCTGCAGTAGAAACATATCTCAGCAGCTTTGTAGAGGGCATATCAACGCATGTAAAGAATGACGGTAGGCTGCATGTACGTTTACTGCAACACCGCACTGGCACAGGCCGTTTATCAGGTGCAGACCCTAACATGCAGAACATGCCACGTGGCGGTACATTCCCAGTCAAGCGTGTGTTCACATCACGTTGGGAAGGCGGTCAGATTATGGAAGCGGATATGGCCCAGCTTGAGTTCAGAGTTGCTGCGTTTCTTGCACAAGATGCTACTGCCATTGAGGAAGTGTCTACAGGCTTTGATGTACATGCTTACACTGCACAGGTTATCAGCGATGCAGGTCAGCCTATGTCACGTCAAGAGGCTAAGGCACACACCTTTGCTCCATTATATGGTGCCAGTGGTTTCGGTAGGTCACAAGCAGAAGCGACATACTATCAGCAGTTTACGACAAAGTATTCTGGTATTGCCAAGTGGCATGAGGCACTAGCCAAAGAAGCACTAAACACAGGCAAGATCACTACGCCATCTGGACGTGAGTTCGCTTTCCCTGACGTTGTACGTAGACGCTTTGGGGGTGTGACATTTTTCACACAGATCAAAAATTATCCAGTGCAATCGTTTGCAACCGCTGACATTGTACCCATATCTTTGATATACATAGATAGGTTACTAACAGCAAACAGGCTACACAGTTGTGTAGTAAACAGTGTACATGACTCAGTTGTGATTGATGTACACCCAGATGAGAAGGACAAAGTACTAAAGGTTATTAGCACAGCTAATGACAAACTAATCGCAATCGTCAACCGCAAGTGGAACATAGATTTCAATGTACCTCTATTATTAGAGGCAAAGATTGGTCCGAATTGGCTTGACGTAAAAGATGTAATATGATATAACCACCATTCGTCTAAAATAAAAGGAGACTTAATATGAATCAAGTATCAACAATCGACACAAACAATTTCTCAGCAATGGCCCAAGCGATGGGCATGAACGCAGATGCTGCACAGCAGTCATCCAAAGCAAGTACACTTGCACGTTTACGTATTCATCACTCACCTATCATGGGTCAGCAAGAGATCAATGGTAAGATGAAAAACGTAGAAGTTGTAAGTGGTGGTACGTACAAACTGGAAGTACCAGATGGGCCAACGTACTACGCTGAGAGTGTGTCTATTCGTCCTTACTTACAACGCTTCATGCATAAGAAGTTTGTTATGGGTAATGACTCAAGACCAAACCGCTATGTCAAAACTGTCATGGGTAATGATCTCAACCATGACATGAAAGACAACGATGGTGGCTTCAACTGTGGTAAACCTGCTGGCTTTATCAAAGATTGGGCTGCACTACCAGACAACATGAAGGACTTGATAAAATCAATCAAGCGTGTTCGTGCTTTGTTTGGTGTCGTTGAACTGGTCAATCCTACAGATGATCAAGGTAACTCTGTTGATGTAGAGTCCACCCCATTCATCTGGGAGATTGACAACCGTGACGCATTTAAAACAGTAGGTGAAGTATTTACTAAGCTGTCAAAGATGCGCCGCTTGCCACCACAGCACTACGTGTCAATGACCACAACAGAAGTACCGTTACCAAATGGTAGCAGCTTCTATGTGCCTAACACTTCACTGGACTTGAACAATACGTTGGACATGGACAATGAAGCACAGGAGAACTTTGCTAACTTCATTGCATGGATTGAGAATTACAATACGTATATCCTCAATTCATGGGATGAGAACATGCACAAGAATGAAGAGGTTGACACAAACACTGTGGAAGAGTTCGTAGACATTGACGCAGAGGATTTTGTCTAATGAACCATCCTGCTGAACTGGCGATCAATCAGTATCTTGAAGATGCTACATCTGGTAAATCAACAATGTCGGAAGAAACAATCAAACAGATTGGTGCAGATGTAATGGATGCTGTTCGACGCCAGTTTGGTGGGGGCAATAAGCGTGACAAGTTTCGGTTGCGTATGTCCAATGTGGGCAGACCGACTTGTCAGCTTTGGTTTGA